ACCTTCTTGTTAGAGAAATTCTCTGAAAGGTCAGGTATTCCTAAAAATGTAATAAAGGAAATGCGTTCACCTATGGATTATATCCCTTTAAAGGATGTTATTCTGCCATTTATAAAATACAAAAACCCAAAGTTACAGAGCGTCTTGGAAGATATGAAGAAACAGGTAGTATATTCCAAGGAGCGAAAAGGCTACGAGAAGAAGTTCGTTCTCTCGAATGTGGTGTATTCTATAGGAGTTGGTGGTATTCATACTATTCATACTCCTAAGATATTCCTTCCCAAAGAAGACGAGTTCCTAGGGCACGCAGATGTGGCGTCTATGTACCCTAGCTTGTTAATCGAATATGGATTTGGTCCTCGTCAAGGTGGAGAAATATTTCGCGAATTGTTTGCCCAATTGAAAGCCGAAAGGCTAGAAGCGAAACATACAGGTCAGAAAGTTAAGAACGAGTTCCTGAAAATTGTGCTTAACTCTCCGACTGGCAAAATGCAACAAGAGGTATCTTGGATGTATGACCCGTTTAACGTATTTCGTATAAGAATCAACGGACAATTAATCCTTCTTTTGCTCGTAGACAGGCTTTTAGATCTCGGATGTGAGATTATTCAGTGTAATACCGATGGAGTCGTCTACAGGGCTAAAAATAGCCTTAAACAAGCTATTTCAGACGCGATTAAGGAAGTGGAGAACCTTACACGTCTAACATTTGAATCTGACGAATATGAAGCATTCTATCAGTATGCTATCAATGACTACTTTGGTGTCTTAAAAGGCGGAGAGATAGAAAAAAAGGGTATGTTTATTACTGAAAATAAGTTAGGCAAAGGACTTGCGCCCGTGGTTATACCTAAGGCGGTGATAAACTACTTTGTGAAAGGAGAACCAATTGAAGAATTTATTAAATCTGATAGAGATATCAGGGACTTCCTTATGAGCCAACAGGTAGATAAGAAATTCAACGTAGTGCACGGGGAAAATCGAGTGCAACGTATTAATAGGTTCTATGCTAGTACCAACGGTGCTTACCTGTTTAAAGAAGATGACATGGACTTAAATAAGGTCAGTAATATGCTAACGAAATCAGGAGTAACAATCCTGAATGAGTTATATGACACTACTGTAGAAGGTCGTAAGATTAACTACAGGTACTATATCAGTGAAGCCAAAAAAATAGTTGCAGACTTCACTGAACAGCAACTCAGTTTATTTAACGATCAGCAAGTATGATTATTGAAGTAAACACAAAAGTCCTGGACGAGTTTCCAGGCATCAATATGAATCAGTTAGTATTCCTAAGTATGATATTGGGTAAGAATCAACCAAAATATCAAGACGTCCGCAACGTTATCAGCCTTATCAGCGACGACGAAATATCATACTTAGTAGAACAGGGACTAATCACCTCGATTGAGAGAGATGATAGTATTACATATCAACCGACAGACAAGCTTACCAATGCAGTCCTTCCAAAAAAGGACTACTTTGATGTCTTCTATGAGATGTATCCTGTCTATGTCATGCGCAGTGACGGAACGAAATCTTATTTGCGTGCAAACGTGAATAAATGTCGACATTTCTTTAATACAAAATGCGGTAAGAGTTCTGCTATGGCAGAGCACCTTATAAGTTGTCTCGATTTTGAGATAAATAAACGCATGCGCGAAGGAAGCATTGGTTATATGATGACCATGTGGAATTGGCTAACCCGCAATCAGTGGGAAGCAGTAGAAGAAGAAATGAATGATACAACTAAATCTGTCAATACTTATGGAACAGAACTTATCTAATGTCGTAAGACCAATGAGAGTTGTAGCCCAAGAGGCTATTAACTATATTGAAGGACGTAAGAAACACGATGTTGTTTCTTTACGTACTAGATGGGCGAAGTTCAATAAGCAGTGTATGGGAGGTGTTGAACCCAACACCGTTATTACCATAGCTGGCATTTCGGGATCAGGTAAATCGTCTTTTGCGAATTGCTTGGCTACTGATATCATAGATTTAAATCCTAATGAAGATATAATAGTTCTAAACTTCTCATTAGAGATGGTTGCGTTTAGGCAAGTTGGAAGGACGCTTTCTAATAAGCTCAGGAAAACGACTTCGACTTTGTATAGTTCGGAAACGGA